TGCTTACCCCAAGAAAACCTGTCTATGGACTGGCGGTGGCTTTACTATGCCAGACAAATCACCAGTAGAACCAGAGACAGGCCACAGTAGACAACACCTAAAGCTTGGTGGTAAGTCTATGAAAACCAAGAACATACGCAGTGCTACGCCACGTGGCTTTGCTCAAGCGGTGTTCAATAGCAACAACTCTACCATGCAATCCCTGCTTGGAGAGTACAAACAGAGAGGAGATAAACATGTTTGTAATACTTGCAACTAAACCAACCAATGACGGATGCAAAGGTTTCCGTTTCAACTTCCTTGGCAACAAGGGTATCTATCGTAAGCGTAAGGTTATCAACCGATACGGCAAATCAGTAGGTGACACTATGACTGGCTATCACTTTGGCAAGCGGTCTGTATATTTTCAACAGACTACACCAAGACGTAAGCTTTATCACTTTGCAGGGTAGGAGGATACCATGACACAATTTACTAGATCACAACTAAACTTATTGCGTAAGCAATTACAGGAAACTATTGATAACGCCAATCTATCTGACATAAAGATTGAAGTAGGTAATTGTTCATACAATGGTGGTGAAGCTACATTCAAAGTCAAATGCTTATTGAAAGGTGCTAAGACTAGAGAGCAAGAGGACTTGGAATACTACGCTAAGTTACACCAGATCGACACGACTATCATTGCCAAGCTTCAGGGCGAGGACATGAGTCTCATTGGCTACAAGTCTAGGGCTAGGAAGAAGCCTTGGATATTGCAACGACTACGTGACGGTGCTGAGTTTGTATGCGCTGATCACACAGCAAAAGCATTCTTTAAAAAGAGAGAGGAGATAGCATAGTGGAAACTAAATTCACTAAGAACAAAGGGCTTGGCTTCACTGATGAACAGTGGGGTCAACTCATAGATGCTAATGGATTACTTATCATGTGGTTCATTGAGTGGAACAACAAAGACTGGCATGGCACACCAGACATGAGTATCCAGGATTTCTTTACCAAAAAGTACAATCAATCAGCAGGGTGTAACCCTTGGCCTATAAAAGGTGCTGTCTCACTTGATGGTAAGTTTGTATCAACACATCAAGATGATGAAGATCTTGAGCCATACTTCATGATTGATACTGATGATGGTGTAGGATACATCTATCCATACGCATTCGTAGCACTGCCAACTAAAGCAGGTGGACATACCATAGTGAGGATGGACTGATGCTACCTGATGAAATGGAAGCAGAGAAAAACAGGAAGATCATAGTCGCACAGGCTGACGAGATAGATATACTCAAGCGTAATGTGCGTGACCTACAAGAAAACTTGGCAACATGCCACAAAAGAATAAAGGAACTCATAGATGCAAATCAATGAACAGACTAAGCAGTTGATACGAGAGATCGTAGTAGAACTATTCAAAGAAGTAGCATCCAAGCAAACGTTTGGAGTCAGCGATGACGTGCTAATGTTAGATGAACACTTACACGATTGGGTAGGTAGAAAGATAGATAAGTACAAAGTAAAAGTGTACGGTGCAACATTGGAAGAGAGGTACTAATGCAACCAAAGAACATGACCGCACACCAACGTGTGAAGTACGAGCCTACCATATTCCAGGTTGGTAAGTTTTGCAGACTTTTTGGTAAGAACTTTTACAGTGTAGCACAAGCAGCTAGACACTGGGGTATCTCATACTCTTGGGCTAGAGAAATGATTGACAATGGTATGCATCAAGAGGAGAAACCAAAGAGAAAGATACACACAGGATACAGATCAAGATGGAGGACTAAGCATGAAGTGGCTGATACTAATCTTAGTAACACAGGGTAATCCTTTTACTATAGATCACAAAACATTTGACACAGAGGATGATTGTGTGGCATGGGTCAGTGACATAAACAACGTACCAGAACTAGCAACGGAGGTAATCTCTGAAGTTGGTTTCAACAATCCAGTGACAGGTATATACTGTATCACTAATCAAGAGAGGAAGACTTATGAGACTATACAAAAACTCTAACGGTGTATGGGCAGGTACACAAGCTGACGCACGTAAGTATTGCGGCAAGGACTACACCACTGTCGATGTACCAACTGACAAGCCTAACCTGTTAGGGTTTCTCAACCTCAATCAGGTAGGCAGTTTAGCTAGTAGCCCTGCGTTGGAAGAGGTAAGAACTGGTGAGCCTAACAAGGAAGCGATGTCATGGTTTAGGTGGGCATACGACTGCATGATACGAGGCCAGTATGATGAAGCAAAAGAAATGTTAAAGAAGGGATTAACAGATGATCGAACTACTACTAGCGATGGTTGAAGAACAGAACATCATTACAAAGTATTGCATGGAGAAGCACGAACACTGGACAGGCAGGGCTGCATGTGTACAAGAGTTACGCCATGCCCAACGCAAGATGGAAGTAGAAAGACTGAGACAATTCTTAAAAGAGAACCCACATTACAAGTATCCAGGCATGGCTTTGCCGAATGGAAGAATAAAACCACTTGACGTATGTTGGGGATCTGATAAAACATATTACATTGGAAGTGACAAACAGAAGAAAGGAAGATGCTGATGTCATATGAAGTATGGTTTGGACAGAATGGTAAGTGGTTTGGTTACCACTCATTCAAATATAAAATGGATGCCCAACGCTATGAAGAGCGTTATCAAACGGTATTCCCTAACTTAACTGTAGAGATAAGGGAGAGAGTACATGCAAGTTAGTGGATGGCGGTACAAAGTTACACCCATAGACAGGGTGATCAATGACTGCAAGCGCAGGGCAGATGATGCATGGTGGGATGGCAACGATGATGAAGCTAGACTCGCTGAACAAGAACAGAAACTATATGAACTAGACAAAGAGGAGGGCATACTATGGGTTCCCAACTTCTAGACCAAGCAGTACCTGCTATGTTTGTATTAGCTTACCTATTTGCCTTTGGCTATCTGGTGTACAAAAATGTCAAATCAAGGTGGTGATGATGCAGAAGATCCGAATGCGCCTTTCGATGATGTTACACATTGGGTGGGTAACCTACCTCGTAAGGATACTGATAGCACTAAGCGTACTACTGAACGTAGTGCTTGGAGGAAGATTAAATCAAACATTCTCAGCCAGGAATTGGGAGTGGAAAAGAAACAACAAGATTAATATGGTGCGTCCATTAGACGCATTGCTTGGCGATGGTCACTGTAGTAGAGCATGGTCATACTGGAAAGTAAGGAGGAAATGGTAATATGAATATCCCGAAGCACACCTGTACGCTAGAAGAGTTATGCAACTTCTATCGTAACTCAGATGTATACCGTAGGCTTAGTTCCTCCTCCCAAAAAGACTACGACAATCATCTTAGTGCCACATTGATTACTCCTGTGGAAGGTAAGATGCTTCGGGAATATCGCTGTAAGAACTTGAAAGTTCGACACATGCAACAAGCATATGACAAATGGTTACAAGTTGGTACACGCACTGCCAACTACAGACGCAGTGTCCTTTCTGCTGCGTGGAAACATGCCATGCGACATGATGTCTTGATTCACAATCCAATCTCTTTGGTACATACTGTGTCTGAGAAACCAAGGAGAGTACATTGGACACGTGAACAGGTGTCAATCTTTCTTGACACTGCTTACAGCGACTTTCGTTGGCGCAGCATTGGACTGATAGTTCAGATGGCATACGATTGGGGTCAACGTGTAGGAGATGTTCGGCTTCTTACATGGGATAGTTTAGACTTAAACCAATGTCGTATTGATCTGACTCAGAGCAAGCGTAATGCAGAGGTTCACCTCCCTATCTCTCAGGGCTTGTGTTCCATGCTGCGTCAGCAGAAGGAGGAGTTTGGCTTTCAGGAGTACGTAGCACCAAGAGTCAAGCCAAGAGCAGGAGCATACACACCCTATGACAAAGAAGAAATATCCTTATACATCAATAAGATCCTGGAAGAAGCTAATCTACCTAAAGAACTTACGGCTATGGATTTACGTAGGACAGCGGTCACAGAAATGATGGAAGGTGGTGTTGACTTAGCAGGTATCATGCAGGTGACAGGCCACCAGAATACAGCATCAGTCAAACCATACATGGTCAATACATTCAGTGGTGCAAGCAAAGCACTAGCAGCGAGAGGAGATAGAGATGAAGATTGATATAGCAGAACTAAGTATAACAAAAGTAAGTATACCCGATTGGGAAAACAAAAAAGAAATGGTTATGAAACTAACCAAACCTGAATACTTTTTACAACAAGATGACCACACGTTTTCAGATTTTCATTACACAGTTGAACGCAGAAAACATACAGGACTGCATCCGTACACACATAAGTTCTTTGAGATACTAGACTTTCAACCACATGTATATTTTGGTGGGCATGAAGATGACTACACTTGTTCTGATCTTTGGTGTATGAACTACGGCACTGGTGGAAAGATACATGTACACGATCATCACTTTGGTATGAGCGGTATTCTTTATGCAAAGTTTGACCCAGTGTTTCAAGAATCAACTACTTTTATTTCTCCTGTTCGTACTATATGGGATCACCGTCCAACAAATATTACTCCTGATGTAGAAGAGGGGGATCTACTTTTATTTCCCTCTCAACTACTACACTATACACAGCCCAATAGTTCTGATGACAATCGTATTGTGTTTTCTTTTAACATAAGACCCACAGGGTACGTTGGATGATGGTTTATGTAAACAGAAATACTATCAGACAGTTTGTTATTGATCTTGGACTTAAAGAAGGTGATCGTCATAGAGGTGACTGTCCTGAGTGCAGAGGTAGAAACACATTCACCGCTACTAATGAACTGGGCGACATAAAATATAACTGTTTCAAGTTGGGCTGTACTGTAGGTGGTATCTATGGCACAGACATGACAGCAGCAGAAATACATAGACGTATGGAGGAGCAACAACTACAACGTGCGTACACAAACATAAAGAAAGAGAAAGAGACTATGGAAATACCACCCTACCTAGTGTCACCCAAGGCACAACACACAAAGCATCAACGCTTTGTAAGACGATGGGGATTGGCAATAGCTGATACCATGTATGATGTTAAGGATGAACGTGTTGTCTTTCCTATCAAGCATAAAGGTAGAATAGTAGATGCGGTGGGCAGGGCTGTAGGTAAGAAGCAACAACCCAAGTGGTATCGCTACACAGGTGAAGCTGATTACTATCTGCATGGTAATGGTAAGATGCTACTGATTGTAGAGGACGTACTGTCTGCTATCATAGCTACACAAGAGTTACCTTACATTACAGCAATGGCTATACTAGGTACAAGCTTGAGTCCTAAACACATGGAGAAGATACAAGAGTACAACAAAGTTATCATAGCCCTTGATCCCGATGCTATGGGTAAGACAGTAGAGTATCGAAGAGAGATTGAGTTGTGGACAGGTAATAAAACTGTTGCAATGAATTTAATTGATGATATAAAATATAGAATGGAAGAGGACATAGAAAAACTAAAGGAGTATTGCAATGCAACTAGCAGTAGTGATTGATGTAGATGGTGACATCATGTACGTACCAGAGGGTGCAGTGTTCGAGAACTTTCCCAAGCCTAAGTTGTTTGACAATCTTAGGGATGCACAGGAAGAATGTGATAAGTGGAACACTGGTGTGATAGTAAACTATGAAACTGGTGAGTCTGTGCCTGTAATAAAATCTTTTGATGAAGAGGAACGTGCGAGAGCTAAGTATAGAAAGAAAGTTAACAATGATATTTCGTAGAAGAAAGAAAGCACCAGTAGTAAAGTACAGTTATGACACACGTTTTGCTACAGAGTTAGCAAACAACGGACGCATAGTTGATGCTTTGGCTGATGCAGAAATAGCATTCGAGTCATGGACTACATACCCTGCTATGAAAACCTGTGACATGATAAAGAAATTACCATCGCAGTGTCCTGCTAGTATGTTAAAAGAAGAACGAATAGTTGGTAGGTTGCGAAACAAATACAAGAATATAGCTAGGTTCAACTTAGAGATGTGGAAGCATATGAAATCTAACATGGGAAAGGTCAATCAAGATGAACTTAGTTTTTCTTTGCAGAGTATTCTGACAGGTGGCATGTCAGGTACTACAAAGACAGTACGTATGTGTCCTCCTATCAAAGATTTACTTACGCAGACGCTAGTAGTTAAGTGTCCAGTTGATATGCATTTCGCAAAAGGTAAGATGAAAGAGATGTATGATGGGATGCTACCCTTTGTCGAGAACCTAGACGATGATGATTCTTGGCATTGGACTAGCCCTGCTACACACTTACACAGTAGAGCCGATCCCTTTGGAGAGTTTCATCCGAAGGATCAGTTTTGTTATGGAGAAGAATCACAGATGAATGGTTGGTCTAATCTAAAGATCAATACAGGATTACACTTGGACATGCCTGACCATGTAACAGCAGTTCAGCATCAGCCTATTTTCCACAACATTAACTTACCCATGACAGTTATTCCAGGAATATTTAATTTTCCAACAAACAAAGGTGCGTCAATCATACCTAACTTTTTTATAAGTCCAAGTCAGGAAGACTTTATATTAAACAAGGGTGACGCACTTGCATACATAACATTTAGTGAACCTGTTAAGTTTGAATTAGACGAGAAAGGTAGTGACTATTTGATAAAGTTTTCTTTTGATTCTCCTCAGTTATCTTGGAGAAACTTAGCAAAGAAATTAAGATACGATGGCAAAGACTAACATAGGAGGCAGGAGACATGATGGAGTTAGCACTATTAAAAACCTTACTGAACAGAGAGTTCTACAACAATCACAAAGGTATAAGATGTCCTGATCGTATCTTTACCAAAGATGTTCGTAAGATAAAGCAAGCGTTGGATACAGCAATGGAAGCCTATGATGGTGACCTATCTGTGTCTGACTTACAAGCTGTGTTCAATCGTGTGAACGCAAGCATGACCACCGCTACACGTACAGCATACGAAGACTTGTTCAAGCGTATAGATATATCAGAGCCGATCAAAGATGAGATAGCAGAGGACACACTGTCTCAGTTATTTCAACAGCATGTCGGAGATCGTGTAGCTAACTTGGGCTTTGACTTTGTGAATGGTGCAGAGAATAGCCTTGAACCTTTACGTAAACTATTAGAGGAATACAAAGATGACTTTACTCCAAATCTTCGTGTCGAGTGGGATGATCACAGTCTTGATACTATCCTTGATGCAACGGCACTTGAATCGAAATGGAAGTTTAATATATCCAGTCTGGCTCGTAGGGTGGAGGGTATCAGTGGCGGTCATCTTGTTCTGGTTGGTGCTAGGCCTAATACTGGCAAAACTTCTTTTCACGCCTCTCTACTAGCAGCAGATGGTGGCTTCGCACATCAAGGTGCTAAGTGTATTGTGCTGTGTAATGAAGAAGCATACACACGTGTAGCTGCACGATACATCAGTGCATCATCTAACATGACAATGAGCGAGGTACGTACCAATAAAGCCCTTGCATCCAAACGATATCATCCTGTGTCTGAACGCATACAGTTCAAGGATAGCACAGGTAAAGGTATGGATTGGGTTGAGTCAGTAGTTAAGTACGAGAAACCTGATGTAGTTGTACTGGACATGGGTGATAAGTTTGCCGACATCAAGTCGGAGCGAACAGACATTACACTCAAGGCAGCAGCTATCCATGCACGTAACATAGCCAAGCAGTATGACTGTGCTGTGATATGGATGTCTCAACTATCAGCAGAAGCAGAGGGCAGGGCTGACCTGAACCAAGCTATGATGGAAGGTA